AAGCCCATTAGTCGGTGTTGACGCAAATGCAATTGAACTTGCAGCTATTGCAGGTGGTGGTGCAGCTCTAGTAGTCGTAAAAGAATACGCAAAAAAACAGATAAGTAAGTAATGAACTATACATATGATGGCATGGGTAATCAAGAACGTGCTAGACGACTTAAACAGAATAAGGCTATGCTTAAGAAAGCTCAAGCAAAATCAATGGAAAAGTCTAAAGTTATTGAAGAACTTATGAGTATAAAACCTTTTACAGCAAAAGCCGTAAAAAGTTTACCTAAGTTATATAAGACAGCTTACAAACAAAATAGAATTTCTAAGAGAGTTCAAAAGTTTCGTCTACAAGGTTATATGATAGAGAAAGGAAAGTAATGCCGGGTAAGAAAAAAAAGAAAAGAATGCCTAAAAGAGGTTATTAATCATGGCAATCGTTTATCGTGGAGAACGTTTCGCAGGTTATAACAAACCAAAAAGAACACCTAAACACAAGACTAAATCTCACGCAGTATTGGCAAAAAAAGGTAATAAAGTAAAGCTGATACGCTTTGGACAACAAGGTGTAAAAGGTGCAGGTAAAAATCCTAAGAGTAAAAAAGATAAAGCTCGTAAGAAAAGTTACTATGCAAGACATAATGCACAGGACAGAAATCCTGACAAATTGTCTGCACGTTATTGGTCACATAAGGTAAAGTGGTAGTATGCCTAAAAAGAACGGATATTCAGCAAAGCAAAAGAAGATTGCACGTATAGCTCCACCAAGAGATAAAATTACGGGTGCTGATTTTAAAGCTCTCAAGAAACGTAAAAGAAAAAAATAATGGGTGCAGGAACTAAACATTATTTCAAGAGTGGTAAAGAGTACAAGGGTAAAGTACATAAGATGAATGGACAAATACACACAGGTGCAAAACATTCTAAGTCATCAAAGCAAGTTTATCATTACGGTAGTTTGTCAAAGACTGCCAAAACCAAAGCAAAGAAAGGGTGGAAGTAATGGCACAGGTATCATGGATGTGGGGTGGTAAAAGATACTATGGTACTCTTATACGTGAAACTAAAACACATAAGTTTGCAAGAACCAAGAATGGTAAAGTAAAGAAAATTAAGAAGTAATGGAAGAAACTAATGACGAGTATGCAGGTAATCCTAATTGGGCAGGGGATGACTGATGGCTAAGAAACCTGCACGTAAACCACTCAATGCAAAGACTAAGGCTACGCTACAAAAGAAAGCAAAAAACTCAAAATACACGTATGGACAACTCGCACAAGTTTATAGAAGAGGACAGGGAGCTTATCTATCATCAGGTAGTAAGTCAGCTTCCATGGCTGCTTGGGCTATGGGGAGAGTTAATTCCTTTATTAGGGGTGGTCATTCTCAAGATAATGACATAAAGCGTGGAGGGAAGAAGAAGTCTAGTGGCAAAAAAAAGAAAAAGTAAACGTAAAGTTGCCTATCAACATGGTGTTCCAAAAAAGTATTTACAGAATAAAAAGAACTCTAAGCGTCAGGTCGCGTCTGAAATTAGAAGAACAGCTAAGGCTTACAAGCAAGGTAAAAAGATAAACCTCAAAGCCGTAGCTAAATCACGTGCGTCAAAAAAATAATTACGTAGGGTCGTACAAACTATAAGCCAAAGTTAACTCTTCATCAGGCATAATATCTTTTATTGTTACAAGCGTATTCCACTCATCAAAGAAACTACTTTCTAACTTACAGTTAGGGTTCTCGCTATGATTGATGAAACCACCAAGTGGTGTGCGTATAAGTCCGTGTTGGAAACTTAGTTTTGTTTTGACATGGGCAATGCCTATGAATGTACCTAAAGGTATTATATCTTGTGCAAAGATACCAAATCCATGTATCTCACTCTCTGCTAGATATACTTCACGTGGTAGTGGTTCGTATTTATCACCAAGTAAACTCATAATAATCCATTCTGTTATCTTCGTAATAACCTAGTTTAGCTTTCGGTATCAATAACATTAACTCATCTATCGTCAACATCTTTACTTCACCTTTCTTAAAACAAAATGCTATTGCATATTTGGTTGGGCGACCCTCTGAATACAATGTGTTGAGGGTACAGTAGTGCATTAGGTCTTTTACTTTTACACGATTAGATGACTTTACCTCTACTAGAAACTGTAAATTATCGTTGTACACAAAGTAATCGGGGAACGACTTTAGCAATGGTGACATCCTATACCAATTAGGTATGGGTGAATTTTCAAAGTCACTTCTATCATTCAAGTGTAGTTGTTTATACTTCATGCCTTTCTTTTCGCAGTACTCTTCAAACACTTGTTCTGCAAATGGTATGTAGTTATCTATACGTTCTTGATAATTTAGCTTGTGATGTTCCCCGTCAGGGCTTACTCGTTTGTTAGGTTGTTCATTATGAACCATGGGTTACCTCTTCCACCGGGCAATAAGGTATTTATCATACGACACATATCCTCAAAACTATTAGGTTTGTATGGTATAATACTATCTCTTTCAACGTTTTTGTCGTCCTCTGCCCATTGTTGTAATACATTGTCTAATTTATTCTTGTCCAAAGAAAATACTTTGTATGCGTCACCGTCCTCATAATAGGTCAATACCCAAAACGTAAGACCTTTTTCATTATCATAATCCGGATGAGTAACAAAGTCCTCTTCAAACTTTTCCCATGCGTCTTTTGTATAACTCATTTAACTTCCTTTCGTAATATTTTAAAATTTGGGTGTACGTATTTTAAATCTTCGTCCACCATTTTGAAGGCATGATTTACATTCTCAGCTAGATATGTTCTTGTCATCTTGACAACTACCTGATATTCGTGCCTCATAGTCTACTGCCTATCATGATACCAACAATGATTGAACTTAATGTAAGTATCGTGATTAGAAAATAAATCTCCACTATTCCTCCTCTTGTGTTTTGATAGCAACTTGGGTTTCTGCATAGTCCTCTATGAATTTATCCATTTGCTTTTGTAGTAGTGCCATGTTTGTAGGATTAAGATTGTATCCTGTAACATTCACTTTTTGTCCACCACATGCATTTGCAGTAGTGACACACCACTTCTTCAGTTCCTTAGGGTCTGAAAATATATTCTTCATTCCAACATCCTTTACTACTATTCCAATGGTGCCAACCGTCGTTGTAGACAAGCCAACTAGCAATTCTAGTTGACACTATTGGATTACTTCTACTTGCTTTTATATTGAGTTTAGGGGTCAACCAAGCCCATGTATCGTCGTTAAACTGCCATAGACCTACGTCTGTTGTACCATTAGTATTGACACCAACTGCGTTAGGTTTACCACTACTCTCACAAAATACTACAAGCATGGCTTGTAATACATCTTCCGGTTCAAAGTATTCTGCAATGACATCATGCCATTCAACTACATATTGAACCTTTTCTTCTACATTCCTACATGATATATATTCACTCATATCACTAGGAGTAGGTGTCTGCATAAGCAAACACATCAATATTGTTTCTATCATTCTTCTTCTTGTTTTGGCTTGTATTTTATTCCCTGTATGTGTAGGGAGTATGCTGCACAAAACTCGTCTAAGTCTTTGATATTGAAACATACTAGACCGTCGCTTGTACCGTCAGGTTTAGCTATGAACACAAAAGGTCTATCGTCATTAGGTAAGTTAGTATCGTTTTGTTCTTTGGCTTTCATGAACCTATTCCATAACGTTTGTACTTGTTTACCTGCTTTCACCTCTACACGTATCCATGCTTGGTTCCAACCCTCTTCATGCACTTTCAAGTGCCTTAGTTTAGGTTCGGGCATCTGCATTTGTCGTAGAGCTTCTAACTGCTTTCGTCTACCTTTACGTTTGTTCTGTGAACCTTGACGTTTGTAGTCTATATTTTTATTTACCAAATCCCCAATCCTTTGGTAGGTCATTAGAATTTAACCACCATGACTTTCGCCATTGACCTGTGTGCATAGGACATTCATCTCTATCTCTACCTGAACACACAAAATCAGGACTTCTCTCTGATTTTTTATCTTGTCGGTTATCGTAAACTAATCTTGAATTAGAACATGGACATGTTAAGTCTGTTCGTTTATCTTGATTTATGTTTACTTGTTCCAATGTTTTCTCCACTACTTCCCCTAACTCCATTTGGACGCTATCAATAAAGTCATCTCCTGTACTTGCAGGTATGATTTTAGTCAGTCCAATCTCTAGCTTAGCGAAGTAATCATCCATTTGTTTGTTTGTCCACATAGATTTATCAGGGTACTTCTTGATTTTTGCATAGTTATCTGCTAAATCTAAGGCATATTTCTTGACCTCGTCAGTTTTCCCGTCAAGTAATCTTGCAATAGTATCCTCAATTATCTTGAGTTTACCGTCAGTAGACTTAACGGGTTCGCTAAAAGGTGCCTCACCCTCCTCAATATCATCCAATGGACGTGGTTGTACGGGTTCCGGTTTAGTTCTTACTTTCTGTGATTGCACAGAGGAGCCTGAAGAATATACTTGATTTTGTATACTCTCTTCTTCACTCTCTTCTGAACCCGACCATAGTTCTACACCCAATCCGAAACGCATACAAGCACGTTTGAAAGCGTCACTCTCTGCGTCTTTGAGATTAGAACCGTCGTTGAACTTGGGATTGTCAAGTTTTATGGTATCTACGTCACCACAACCCATGAAACTACCCATGTCCTCTATCGTAATGGTGCCTATTGCACCTACTATCCTCTTCACACCTTTGTGTGTACCATACAATGGTTCAACTGACCATGAGTATTTAACACCACTATCACGTAGTCTTTCTACGTAGTGTGCATGAGGAACATAATCTCCGAACTTCCCTTTAGGAGCTGATTTTACTAGCTTCTTGGGAAACGGGGATAGCAATTTAATTGGCTTTTTATCTGCCATATATCATCCTCTCTATGTATTATGTTTTTTA